TCTGTAAACAAATTATTACAACTCATACAATGTGGTTCTTTTGTATTACTGACGACGTATTTCTGAAAACATTCACGACAGCACTCAAAATTGCAATTATTGTAGCAACAATTTACTTTCATTCTCTTTCTCTTGGTGAAAGTGTCGCAACATACAGAACATTCGCTTGTCATAATTATATCTATTTAAAGTATTGATAATAGATATAATATATTTATAGTTTCGATTTTATACATTATTTAACTATAGAGATTAGGCTTAAAATCTATTTTAAATATATACTTAGTTGATGTCATCTATAGAAATGAATATAGATGATTGGAATATAGATGATATAGAAGAACTTATTGAAGTAAATCAAAATTCTACATATGAAGAAATTATATCTGCATCTAAACAACTAATAAATAGAGCTAGAGCACAAGGAAACGATGAATATGTGAATTTCATTGCGAATGCTGCAGAAAAACTTATCAATAATTATTCAAATGAAAATGATAGTGACTACAATAGAGAAGATGATGAAGAAATCAACGATACAAATAGTTCAAATATACAAGATCGTATTGTTGAGACAATGCCTTATCAAGGGTCTATTCCAAAACCTATACCAAATGATTACGCGTTTACAAACTATAATAATAATTATGTTGGTGGACTTGTGAATCCTATCAAGAGAGAAACATTAACTACAACATTAATTTTAAATAGTAAGTTTAGAGATTTTTATATGAAAAATAAAAATAATAATAAAAGAAATTGTATAAAAGAAGCTTTTGGAAAATATAACGTTAAAGACTTATTAAGACGAAAAGGTACATCTACAGATTTCGTAATAGAACTTGAAGAACCTTTTTCAAATGTTATTTCTATGCGTTTATCTGGATTAGAATTAGTAAATGGATATTATTCAATATCCGAATATCTTGGAACTAATGTATTTAGTATAACAACATTAGATGTTAATGGTGATATTGCGGTTGAAAACATCATAAAAATACCAGATGGAGTATATACTGTTGATTTTTTAAAAAAGCACATTCAGTCACAATTTAATGAATATATTATAAAAATGTCTATAGAATATTATGAATTATCACAAAAAATATATTTTCAAATGGACGGAAATTACTCTTCGACATACATAATTAACTTTAATAATCCATACATCGCTGAACGTAATTTGTATTATAATTTAGGTTGGATTCTTGGATTTAGAAAAAGTACATACACGTTTGCTAATGACGCAATACTGTTTAAACCGGATTCAAATAATACAACTAATAATTCAAACGGGATATATGGAGAAACTTCAATTAATTTAATAGGTACATCATTTTTTTTATTGTGTGTTGACGACTTTAATAATAATTCTTCCAACGTAGTTAGTTATAATCCGGGCACTAAATATTCACATAATATTCGAAATGTATTAGCAACAATTCCAAATGCAGTTCAAACGCATGAAATATTATTTGAAGATTCATCAGACCGTATTAATAAAACTAGAACCTACTTCGGTCCTGTAAGTATTAAGAAACTTCATATAAAGATTTTAGATGAATACGGCAGACATATAAATAATACACAAGATGATTTATCTATTAAACTTGAAATTGAAACTTTAAACTCTCCTCACAAAAACATTATAATTTAAATTATAAATATTTTATAAATTTTAAAAGTGTATTTTTTGAATCATCAAAAGACGTCATAAAATGTAATGTTGAATTGATTGAGTCGAAATTAGAATTTATATGTTTAAGAAATTTATACCAAGCAATTCGTTCATCCACTGACGCTTGAAGGTATAAAAAATTCTCTATTTTAGACATTGAAAAAATTAAGTTTGAATTATTAAGTTTGTTTTGTAATATATCAAATTCTACTTTCAGTTTTACATATTTTTCATCAATATGGTCTAATACATCATTATTTATATCTAATATAATATATGACCTTTTATATAATGTTATTAATTCAATTATATCTATAAATATTTTATCTTGAGTAGCTAATTCTAATTTTTTTAATGATTTTGCTTCTTCTAGAGACGTTTTGTATAAATCACTATTATACTCTGATTTTTTCCCTGTATAATTTAAAATATCTGATGTTATCTCAATCAGTTTTAACAAGAAATTGTTTGAGACGTTATTTATTTGAGAATTAGAATTCTGTTTAGTTCTAGAAATTATATTGTTATTATTAATAGTTGGTCTAGATATAGGAGTTTTTACCATTAATTAATACTAATCTATAAATTATAACAATAATATTTTTTCCATAATATTTTTTTTTCCATTATAAAATATATAACTATACTTTATAATGACAGGGACTTTTTTGAGAATTGTTGGTTCTATTAGTACTTTGAATACTATGTTATCATTTAACGGGATTGATGAATTTAATGCAAGAGAATATCTTTTTGTTAATGAGGGAGATGCGTTAAATGATGATGCTCTTGGGCGGGAAGAGGAGCCGATTAATAAAATTCTATATAATGTAAATTTAAATGACTTCGTAAAACTTCATGAATATAAGGATCCATTAGATAAGGATTCTATTAAAGATCTTACTGTCAGTGATTTTTCTGAATGGTTACAAAAACGACTAAATTTTAATAACGATGTATTCACTCTCGATGAGATTATCGATTTGTCAAATAATCCACATGATGCTGCTTTAATTAATATAGTAAATAACACGACTTCAGACAAACAGATAAAAATAATTGAAAGAATGCAAACTAGTATTAATACAGTTGATAATGATGAATTTGAAGAATTAAGAGGTGAACTAAAGTTCGATAATTCATGCAATATATCATACGACATTACTGATTTTGATGAGACTCTCAATATGTTTGCACCAGAAAATATTGTACGAGATTATCATGTTCAACCGGTTGATAAGATGCTCCCTGTTGATACTGGTTTTACGGCGGATCATACATTTAATATAACGGGGAATACATTTCACGTCAAAGACTCCGGGACTGGTAATGCTATTAGTTTAAATGATAAATTATTTGTTAACGACGAAATTATTGTTAATAATGATAAATTTACAGTTGCTACCATTAGTGAGAATTCCCTTGATGGCACGTTGGATAAAGAGATTACAGATGTGGTGCAAGATGATGTAAATTGGCATGTTCTGCGTGCGAAACCAATAGAACTAAAAGATTATGTAGTTCAAAAGCTAGATTTTATGTACAGTGAAGGTTATAATGGTAACATTGATCAGTTAACAGATGGTTGTGTTGTAAATATTGTCCATGTTGAGGTCAATAAGGCTAAGATTGTAATTCTTACAGAAGAAGGCGTTCAATTCGACCTGCAATTAACACAATTTTTAAATAAAAACGACGTTATTACTGGGGAGGATAGTAGCGGTAATGTAGCTACAATTACTGTGACAGAGAAGGTTGAGAATGACAACCAGTTTACTTACAGTATAGCTGGTCATGATTTCCAGAAATTGCCTGTAACCGCACTAAAAATTTCACCACTAAATAGAGGATTCAATGGGGTAAGTCTCAAAAAAATATTTGAAAAATATTGGAAAGAAAATTATTCAAACATTAATTTATTTCAAAGTATTTCCTTAAGTACTCCAGGAATTCCATCATATACAAGTGACGGGAATGAAAGTAAATTTAGTTTAAATATGAAATCATTACTTCAGAATGAGATATTAGAAAATGATGACTATAAAAAAGCTATATTAGAAGTAAATTCTAATAAAGATAAAATGTTTGCTAGTAATGAAGAAATTCTAAAGAACCAATCTAATATTGCTCTTCTTAATAATACGTTGTTTGAGGATAAAAATACTAATAAAAAAAATCTAGTAGTTGTTGAAAATGAATTTGAAAAAGATAAATCAAACATTATGGAGAAGATTACATCAATTAAAACATTGAACGATACAAGAGGAAATACATTATCTAACATAGAAAATGATATAGTAAATCAAAAATCAAATCTTCTTATTGCCATACAAAATATAGAGGCTACTGGTTTTAATATCCCCGCATTAGTTTTGCGTGAATACGGTATTGAGATTGACGTTTTAAATCAAACATCCACTAATGCCGGGTATATTGACAAGGTAAAAGAAGTATTGGCTGAGCAAGAAGAACTTTATAAGAAAGAGAAATCTATTGTTATGAGTGGTTTTCCTATACCCAAAACGGATAATGATGACTCAGAACGTTGGGGAATAAGTGGCGAGTACCTTTGGGTGAATGGGTATTATGCAGATAATGTAGTAATTGCCATACAATATGTGAATGCTGTAAGCAATCCAGATGTGGATAATAGTGATGTAGAGTTGAAACATTCGAGTTTGTTATCAAACGATTTACCACTTCCTACTTATAAGTGGTCTATGAATGAGACTGAATATACTGTAGGAACACCTATATATAAGTTTATAGTTGCTTATAAAGATACTTTCAGATTGGATACAGCCGTTACAAAAGACGAACGTTCCGCTTCTAGAAAGACTTTAATAGCCGCCAATACAAGTTTTAATGTACCTGAATTATTATGGACTATTAATGGTATGGACATTGACACGAACACGGATAATACAGTGAACTACCTAAATTTAATCAGGCAGGACGTAATTGATTATCAGGAAAAAATAAATATATTAATAAATTTATTGAAAGAAAAGTATGAATTATTAGATAATTTAACCACCGAAGATGTATCTGGTGTTACTGTTGCAATGAGTTGGTGGCCGGTCGATAACGAACCGACGTATTATGATGATTACAAAATGTCATATTTGAAGACACAGGACTTATTAAGTGATAGTTTATCATGGACCTCATCATTTTATAAACATTACCATTATTTCGTAGAAAACATTAAGAGTAATCTGAAGGATTCCCTGACTGATGGTGAGAATAATGATATTGATAATTATATTAAAAATTATTTAGTGACGGGCGAGTCTGCAGATGCATTTTATATGAAATTTCAAAATGCCTATATTTTCGATCATGAAGCCAATCGTGACAAGGATAATGAGACTCTGAAAGAAGTTTTAAATACTAAAACACAAGAACACGCTTATAATACAGGATTATATCAAAATGACATCGTTGAGCATAGAGGTTTCATCCAAACTTATAAACTAGCAATTATCAATGAAGTTGAGATTATTGACAAAATAAAGAGCGATCTTGATACCCAAGGGTTTATACCTGATGGCCATACATTATATCTTGAGAGTTCTACAAATGTCCTGTTTAATGTAGATGATGTAGATGGATTCACTAAAGAAATTTTCAAGAATAACGAAGTATATGGTGGCTTTGTAAGCAAGAAGTAAACGTCTTAAGATTAGAATAATAAAAATAAATGTATGCGCTTCTGACTATTTTAAAAATAATATACAATATACATGATATATTATATATTACGACCAGTATGAAGAATTAGTGTAAATTAATTATATTTTTAATTATTTGTGCTGTAAATATCATCATAATATTCTTGAGACATACCATTCCAAATAATATGTATTTCTGAATTTTCTAAACATTTCCAACAATCATATGTTCTATTACCACTATACTCAAAATATTTCATATCT